ATGGCCACTTTGGATCAGGAAAATCGCCTGCTCGCCGAAGATCGAGATTTCGATGAGCGGGTTCGTATCAACACACAATCACCAACGGAGAACGAAGAAAATGAATAGTTTGGATAACAGGGTGCGACTGAGAATGACGGCCAGCGAAATTGCAATGGGTCGCTTCATGCGCGCGCCTGACCACAGTAGCACCGACGATTTCGCTGAGTTCGAAAAGTCTGGCGAAGTTGAGGTAGGAGACAGCAATCTCGCGTCCGAGAAGGAAGAAAAGTCCGCCAAGCGCGCGCCGAAAGTCGAGCCCGATCCGGTCGAAGATGAAGCCGACGATCAGGACGATCAGGACGATCAGGACGACGCAGACGAGGGCGATGATCAGGACGACGCCGAAGATGAAGGCGACAAGCCGAAGAAGTCGGCCAAGGATCACCAGATCGAACGCCTCAAGCGGGAAAAAGCCGATCTCGCGCGCCAGCTTCGCGCACGGGCGGATACTGAATTGCTCGAACGGATCGACCGGCTCGAAAAGGGCTTGCCCGCTGCAAATGCCGGTGCTAATCAGGAAACCGGGACACCGGCTCCTGATCCGAACGATCTTGAGAAGTATCCCCTCGGGCACCTCGATCCCGAATATATCGAGGACATGGTTGATTGGCGGGTTGAAAAACGAGCCGCCGCTCAAGCCGATGCGGTCCTGCAACGTCAGCAGGAAATCGACCAGCTAACTCCCGTACTCGAAAAAGTTGATAACCTCACTCAGCGAGGCATCGAACTTTACGATGATTTTCAGGAAAGCGTGGTCGATTCCGGCATGCGAGGCGATTGGGATTTGTCCCAAACGACTTTCGAGGCGGCTCACGATGCCGATAACGGCGTCCAAATCCTCTACGAACTCTCGCAGGACAAGAAGGAAGCCAGCCGCGTTGCGAAGCTTTCACCTTTCCAGCAATTGAAGTTCGTCGCGGATCGGGATGCTGAGATCAGCAAGAGCAAGACGCCCCGACGCATTCCGAAGGCAGGCACTCCGCCTGAGAATACCGCGCGCGGGGCGAATTCCCGAACGCAGATCAATCCGGCCACCGACAATCTCGACGATTTTGAGAAAGCCTGGGAAGCCGACGCAAAGCGAAGCAGACGTTAATTTCGGCATCGGGATATTCCGATCCGTGCAAGTGAGAAAGGAATATCCCGATGGGTGCCGTTACTGTTGAACAGCAAAAGCTGGTTCTCAACACCTTTGCGATGGTGTTGCAGAATAACCTTGTCACCGCGAATGCGATGACTTGGAACGAATACGATGGGGAAATGGACGACCGCAACGGGCTCCAGGTTCTCGAACAAGTCACGCCGCGCTTCACCATCACTCGCACCGAAAACGGCGTGAAGGATCTTTCGACCGGCACTGACGGCACCGTGTTTGGCTCGGAACTGTTCGAAGTGACCGGCACCTTCAACGCCAACATGGGTTGGGGCGATTTCGTCAAGATCAAGGATATCGGCTCGGCTCGCGAAAGCAAGGCGCTCATGGGTGCCGCAACGTCGATGGCCGAACAGATCGACGCCTATGTGCTTGGTCGGTCTGTCAACGCTTCGGCCGATTGGCTTGGCGACGGCTCAACCTCGATCGACGAATGGGTTGATGCGGCTGCGGCCTATGCCCGCCTCAAGGAAAATGGTGTCGGCGACAACGATCTGTGCTACATCATGAACCACACCGACGAAGTTCGCTTGGGTGATCAGGTGGTGAAGCTGCCGGCTCCCGATGGTATGTCCACCACGGCTTTCCGTGAAGGCTTCTCGGGCCGGCTCAATGGTCGCCCGACCATGTTCACCAACCAGCTTCCGGTGCTCACGGTCGGTACTCGCTTGGCGACGGGTGAAGCTGCGATCAATGGTGCAAACCAGAACGTCAACTATGCGGCTGTTGCCAAGGCCGGGACCGTCAACGGTCGCCGGATGACGCAGAACCTCGTGCTTGATGCGGCGGGCACCAAAACCTACCGGGCTGGCGAAGTTTTCACCATTCCCGGCGTGTTCGCTTTCGACAACCGCAAGCAGGCTGCCGTCACTCCGGCGCGGCTCCAGCAGTTTACGGTTGTGGCGGACGCCACCGCGGTTGCCGGTGCTGTCACCCTGATCATCTACCCGGCGATTATCGTCCCCGGCTCGGGTGCAGGCGACAACATCAACATCAACACCGCGCACGCCACCGTGACGGCTGCACCGGCTGACAATGCGGTCCTGACCTTCCTCGGCGCTGCGGGCGCGACCCTGTCGCCCCGCGTGCTGATCCAGAAGGAAGCGATCGTGGTCAATACCGTGCCGCTGATCCTGCCTGCCTCGGATACGTCGATGCGTCGTCGCCTGTCGAAGATCCCGCTGACTGTCCGCATGTGGCAGCACAGCGATTTCGATACCGGCGCACACAGCGTTCGCTTCGACGTGGCATTGAACGTCAACGTGCGCGAGCGCATGCGGATCGCGCGCTTCAACGGCTCGTAATCGGCTCGCTCGCCGTTCTCCGGAGCGCAAGCTGATAATCCCCCTGTCGATACCCGCTCGGCAGGGGGATTTTCCCAAATAAGGATTTTCCCATGAGTTTCGTTCGTGAGCGTTTCAATCCGAAGCCGATGGCGGTGAACGCCAGTGAGCAAATTCGTGGAATTTATCTCGGCGGATTTCTTGCCAAGACCACAGGAACGATCACGATTGTTGGCAAGAATTCAACGGGCGAAACGGACGTTACCTATGTCGATGCAGTGCCGGTGACGGCAGGCGTCTATACGCCGATCCCGATCACCCTTCCGACCCCGGAATTCACCGTTACGCTTTTGGGCGGTGCCAGCGGCACCTTGATGGTCTGATCCGATGCTGATGATTTGGGCCTCTCAGCAGGAAAACGACCCAGGGCCACCGCCGCCCTATGAACCGGCGACCAGATTCAACGATAATCGCAACAGCCAATATGTTGCTCTGATCATCGACGATATTTAAGGAGCGCGACTAAATGCCGTCTATCAATGTTCTGGACGCCACAGGAGCTACCGTCTCAGTCAACACCCCGAACGCCGATGGGCAGCTTACGATGGCGAATTCGCGGTCGGTTGCGATCGCTTCGGATCAATCGCCCGTGCCGATTTTCGAAAAAGACGGACTTGTTATTGCTGTGACGCCGCAATCGGCTCTTGGCAACCTTTTCAGCGTGGACGCGATCGATTATCGTACGGCTGTCATTCAATTGCTTGGGACGTTCGTCGGGACGGTCACGTTCGAAGTCTCGAATGACAATGTCACCTTTACTCCTGCGATTGCGTTCCAGCCGGGGAATACCGGGTCTACCGCCCCCGCCACCACGGCAACGGCAGTTGGCATCTACATTATCCCGGTTACGGCACGCTATGTCCGTGCTCGTGTGTCCACCTATACCAGCGGCACCTTCACTGGATCGGCGATTTTGCGCACCGAGCCCGCACGGGCACTCGGCGTCAATGTGGTGGGTTCTGTCAGCCTGACTGGCACGCTCCCGGCGATCGTTGGACAGGCTGCGCACGATGCAGTGCTGGCGGGCAACCCGGTTCGTCTTGCAGGCCGTGCAATTACTGCCAACTATACGGCGGTCGCAACGGGAGATACTGCTGATCTGATCACCACGCTCGTTGGTGCGCAGGTGATAAAGCCCTACACGATCCCTGAACTCGAATGGGCATTTACCGCCGCACTGACTTTGACTACTGATGTTGCGGTGCAGACTGCGGCAGGCGCGGGCCTCAAACGGCACGTGACCTTGATCCAAGCGACCAATACCGGCGCGTCGGCTGTCGATTTGCTGGTGCGCGACGGGACGACCACGCGTTTGCAGATCACCATTCCCGCAGGGCAGTCCGTGGTCATGCCTTTGGCAACCGGCATCCCGCTCACGGCCAACACTGCACTCAACGTGCAGCTTTCAGTTGCGGGAACGGTTCGCGTCAATATGCTCGGCTACACTGCACCGTAATTTTGAAGGAGAACGAATATGAGTGACACCCCCGCATGGTTCTACGGCCCGAATGGCGCTGCCGAGATTTTCGAGGATCTCGCCGATGTTCCGCCCGGCTGGAAGGATCACCCCTCGAAGGTCGAGAACACTCCGGCCGCGCTGGAAAAGGCACCCGCAGCCCCGCAGTCGCTTTCGGGCGGCACCGATGTTGAACTCGACGCTGACGGACATCCTTGGTCGGCAACGATCCACGCCGCCAGCAAGAGCAAGACGAACGCCGGCCTGTGGCGGATGAAGGTCGGCGCAATCCGACCGGCACCGATCACCCCGGCACCTGCCCCGCTCGATCTCTGATCGACCTTTGACGAAAGGAACTTCGCGATGATGAAATATGGAAGCAGCAAGGGCGGCAAGATGCCCATGAAGAAAGCCATGTCGAAGTCGAAAAGCGGCTGCAAGACTTCGGGCAGCACATGTAACAAAAAGACGACTGCCCGCCGCAAGTAAGTTGATGGAGTGCTTCTGTGACCTTGGTATCGACAATTCTCAGTGACGCTTTCCGTGAAGGCAACATCATCCCGAACGGGAAGGCGCTGAATGTCAACCAGGAAACAGAAGCACTCCGCCTGCTCAACCAGCTTTTTTCGTCGATCTACGGAGACGACGCAGGCGAAACCCTGCAAGATTGGCCCCTTGGAAATTTCGGGCGGGAAAGCCCCGTCTACGATCTCGGCTGGACTGACCAGCAGATTGATCGCCCGATGCTCAATCGGCGGCTGCTCGCACTGAATGAGGAAGCCAAGGAAATCTTCTTGTCGCTGGAGCCGCAAGACGGTTCGCGCATGGCTATCGCGGACCCGTTCGGACGCCTCGCAGCTTTCCCGGTCACACTCGACGGCAACGGTCGCACGATCGAGGGCGCTGCGACCTTGCTGCTCGATACCAATGGGCTCTATCGCGAATGGTTCTACCGCGCCGATCTCGGAAACTGGATGCGCCTCACAGGCGTGACCTTGACCGGCGAAATGCCGTTCCCGGCTGATTTCGATATCTTCTTCACCATCCTTCTCGCGATGCGGATCAATCCCCGCTACGGTCGTTCAATGGATGCGCAGACCGAAAAAATGTTCAAGAGCGAGCGCAGCAAGTTCGTCGCCCGCTACCTGCAATCTCTGCCGCTCGAAATTCTCGATGATATCTCCTGGCCGTTCATGTCGATCCAATCCTATGACCAGCAGCGGGAATTTTCATCCAATCGAGCATTCACGCGCGGCGGCTACTTCTTCGGTCAGGGATAGATCATGGTCGATATTCCTCTTTCCCGCAGCGATTATTTCCGAGGAGTGGCGAAGGCGGCGAAGATCATCACCCGCAACCGCTACTTCGAGCAAAACCCGGTCCTGACCGACACGCAAGCGGCACTGATCGCACGTCCCGGCTTGCGTCGCTGGCTGACTGTCGGCACCGGCCCGATCCGCGGCATCTACAGTCAGGCGGGAAGCTTCGACGATGCTCTGTTCGCAGCTTCGGGCGATAGCCTCTATCGCATTGACACCGACCAGACTGTGACGCTTGTTGGGGTAATTCCCGGCTCAGGGGCGAGTTCTGACGTGCAGATGGCTGCGACAAGCAATATCGGCGACACACCGCAATTTCTGTTTGTCACCGCAGGCTCGTCGCTCATGTGCTACATCAGCAACGGATACTCGCGCGGAACGATCACAGGCACCCCGGCGAATACCAATGTCGTCCGGCTGGGGTCGGTCTATTACCAATTCACCAACGGAAGCGTTGACGCAGGGACACCAGCCGGAACTTTGGCAAATCCGTGGCTGGTGGCTTTGGGAATTTCGGCGGCGCAGGCATGGACCAATCTTGCCGAAGCCATCAACGTATTCGGAGCGGCCGGCACAGGTTACAGCACTGCTACCACCATAAATCCCGACGCGCAGGCGACCAATTACACCGCAACGGACGTGAACGTGCGGGCGAACGCTGTAGGCGTGCTCGGTGATAGTGTCATCACCACCGAAACCGGCGCAGCGATCTCGTGGACCAATGGCGGCACTTTGATTGATGGCGGCGACCCTCTCTGGTTTCAGGTCCAGACGCCGGATGACGTGGGGATTATCGGGCTCGGCTATCTCGCGTCCTATGTCGTTGTCGTCCCTGCGCAGGGTCAAGGGATCAATGGCCGCTTCTTCTGGATTGAACCGGGCGAAACGGTCATCGACCCGCTGAATTTTGCCACTGCCGAGCGCGCGCCTGATCCGATTTCCGATGTTGTGATTTTCGGGGATCAATTCTGGCTACCGGGTTCGAACAATACCGAAGCCTGGTATTTCAGCGGTGACCCAGAAAGCCCGGTTCTGCGCGTCCAAGGCGTGATTTACGATCGAGGCGCTTGGGAAGGCACCGCTCTCCAAGTCAAGGAAAGCATGATCATTGTCGATAATGAAGGGGCTGTTTTTCAAATCGGCAGTGGTGTAAAGCGCATTTCTCGACCCGACATTCAGGAACGCATTCGCGAAGCCATCCAGCTTCAAAAACTCCAAGGATTTTAACTATGTCGATCCAGTGGGCAGATGATTTCAGCCGCTATGGCCTCGGCGCTCTCAGCGACAATGCGATGCTCGAAGGGCTTCCGTATGCGGTCATCGGCACCACCGGGGACGGCGGCGAAGTTGTCAACGATCCTGACCCCAACGAAAGCGGACGGGCTTTTGAAGTCGGGCAGGGCGGAAGCAATGTCTCGGATTTCCGTATCGCATTGCCCACAGTGGTTACAGGAACACTGCGTTCGGCCTGTCGTTTCTGGTTGAGTAATCTGCCGACGAACAGCAATCAGCTTGCTCGACTCGTGGCGTTTCTCGAAGTCGATGCCGATACCCTCTTACGTGTGGTTCTCCAGCAAAACGGATCGGTCAAGGTTTTCGGCCCTGTATCAGGAACAGTCGTGCAGGTCGCAGACACGATCAATCCCGTTGTCAGCCCTTCCTCATGGAACCATTGGGAAGTCGAACACAACATGCTGACCGGCGCAGGTGCGCTGTATATCAACGGCGTCAGCCGCTTGACATGGGCCGGCGTTGACGGTTCGAAATCTGCCGCACTGATCAATTATAGTCACCGCGATCTTGCCAGCCCTTCCATTGACCTTTTCATGAAGGATCTTGTGATTGCGGACTCGCTCGGTAGCGTGAACAACACCACGATCGGAACCGTGATCGTGCGCCGCCTCAAGCCGAATGCAGACAGCACGCTTGGTGGATGGGTGCCGAGCACCGGACTGACCGGCTTCAATTTGCTGGCGAAGGATGCACCGAACGATGCAACCTATCTTTCGGCGACCCCGAGCGCTACTACACCGATGGTTTTCAATCTCGAAAATCTCCCGACCGATGTTACCAGTGTACGAGGTCTGATTTCCGTAGTACGAATGCGGAAGGTGGACGGCGGGGATGCCACTGTGCAAACCGGACTTTCCCCGAACAATACCAATTGGGATGACGGCGCAGATCGTCCGATTACGAGCGCCTTCACCTATTCCTTCGACGTGTCAGAACTCGATCCCGCCACTGCAACCGCATGGAGCCCCGCAGCGGTCGATACGGCGCTGGTGAGGGTTGACCGGACAACCTGATATGGTCGCGTCTGTATCGGTCGAAGCCTCGCAAGGCGACATTGTCAGCATCTACTCGGCAACCGTCGCGGGTATTTTCGCGTCACAAGGCGACGTGACAGCGATTTTCAATTTTCCATCCGAGCAAATAGACGTTAGCCAAACCGATATCGTTTTTGCTGCTCAAAGCACCAGCGAAGTCGAAGTATCCCAAGCGGACGTGATTGCAATTTTCCGTGGCCGGGATCAGAACTCCCTTTTGCGTGCGTGGACGTTTTCGCTCGACGGACATGATTTCTATGTGCTCAGGCTCGGTAGCATGTCCACTCTGATCTATGACGTATATTCCGAACAATGGATCGAATGGCAGGGCAGCGATTTACCATTTTGGCGTTTGAATTGCGGGATCAATTGGATTGGCGGCGAAGCTTTGGCGGCAGTATTCGGCAGCAATGCCGTGGCGGGCGATGATTTTTTCGGTGTGATCTGGTTCCTCAATCCCGAGCAACCCTATGACGATCATCCGACCAACACCACAGCACTGCAATACTTCGAACGGATCACGATGGGGCAGATGGCGGTCAAAGGCCGCGAAGTCATGCCTTGCTATGCCGCGTGGCTTACAACCGACATGGGAGCGCCAGCTTACGAAGGTGCCGGCGTTACGTTGCTCACAAGCGACGATGGCGGCAAAACCTTCGACGATCACGGATTGGTGACAGTCACAGCAGGCGAATTTTCTCCCGAAATCTCGTGGTATTCGCTTGGGCAAATTGGAGCTCCGGGCCGATTGTTCCGTATCGTCGATGACGGCGCAATCACACGGATCGACGGCCTAGAAATGAATGACCCTGACGATGGTGGGTAGGCTTCAACCGCTCGACGAGAAGTTTGCAATCGTCGATGCCAACGGGCGTCCGACGCTCTATTTCACGCGATGGGCTCAGCAGCGGCAGATCGATATCGGTGAAGCTGTTACGGCGGCGCGCGCGCTGGAGATTGTACAGGAATTTCTCACTGCTCACCCTCTGATCGCGGGCAACGGCATCGATCTTGCTCCAAGCGGCGATATCGGTGCGGACGTGACGATATCGGCAGACGTGCAAGCAATTCTTGACCAGATCACCACCACACACGGATCGATCCTCTATCGGAGTGCCTCAGCATGGGCAGCACTCGCGCCGGGGACGGCAGGGGAGTTTCTGCAAACAGGCGGAGCGGGTGCTGATCCGGCATGGGCCGCAGGCGGCGGGGGCGGTTCTCTGGCGTGGACACTGATTGCAGCGACAACGATTGTCGGTAATCCGACTTTCCTTGAGTTCGACTTGACAGGATATAACGAAATCTTCGGATTTGCGAGTGCTGTGACAACTACAGCAACTTCTCGTCGATCTTGGCAAGTCAGCACGAACGGCGGCGTTAGTTGGTTGACGGGTGCAACAGATTACGCCGCCTATAGTAGTTCCGGGGCAATTTCCAATACTCAGCTTATACTCGGAACTGATACCGACTCGGCTCTAGCAAGAAACACCTTGCTCGAATTGACTTTGGACAATCCGAGAATGTTCAAAATCCTCAACCGAAATCTTCTCAGCAACATTGTCACAGGCGCAGCAGCAAAGATCAATCGATTGCGCTTCGGGGCGTCGAATACAGTCACCCTCGGAACCACCACCCTTACCGGGGGCGTGGTGTCGGTGTGGGGTCGATGACCTCTTGACCTTCGCCTGATCTCAAATTAAGACGAAGCCTCGTTCCCTCGCCGATGCGCGTTTCATCCACATAGCCCGACCGGGAACCTCGGGGCCATCTGGATACAGAAACGCATGGCGCTCGCCGCACAATCCGTAATTGAAGCAATCGACACAGCCCCCCTCAACCGGGGACTGTCAGGCGCTGCTTGGCTGGCTTCTGCGGGCAATATCCCTGTGACCTTCGACAATGGCGACATTGCTTTGTTCGATCACGAGGACGGACGGAATTACCAGGTGCATTTCCTGTTTCAGTCGCGCGGCCGGGAAGCCATCGAGCATGCACGTGAAGCCTTCAAAATCATGTTCACGCAGCATGGCGCGGAATTGATCTTTGGGCTTGTTCCTGACTTCCGCCGCGACGTGAAGTTGCTGGCGCGATGGGCAGGCGGTAAATTTGCGGGCAAAAGGAACACGCCGGAAGGCGTTTGCGAACTCTACGTTTTGTCAAATCTCATGTTTTTCAAAGGCCAACCGCAATGAGTTTCCTCAAGCCGAAACAGGCCAAATCGACTTCCGACAACGCGAACATGGGGATGATCAATTCTGCCTATAGTGGGCAGATTGGGCAAGGAACTGGTGCGAACAATTATCTGTCGGCGCTGCTCACCGGGCAGGGGGATACCGCAGGCGCGCAGGCAGGCATGAACAACTATTTCCAGATGGCAGGCTATGCCCCGGCGATGCGTGAAATGTCGCGCGGCACGGTCGGCCAAGGTGCTGCGTCGGGATTGCTCAACAGCGGCACCACAGCCCGGCGGCTGCAATCGCGCGGCGCGGAAATCAATCAAGGTTTCTTCAACAACTATCTCCAGCAGCTTTCCGGCCTGTCGGGCCTCGGCTTGCAGGCGGGCGGGCTCGTGGCAAACGTGGGGCAACGCTCGTCGAGCACAGGCGGTGGACCTTCGACGGCCGGCACGATCGCAAGCACGGTCGGCGGGCTCGCGTCGATCTTCTCGGATCGCCGCCTGAAAACCGATATCGAGCGCGTGGACGAATTTGCCGATGGCCTTGGCATCTATCGGTTCCGCTATCTGCTCGGTAAATCAACCGTGCTCGGCGTGATGGCCGACGAAGTCGCCAAGCTGCGGCCGTGGGCTCTCGGCCCCCGGCGCGAAGGCTATGCGACCGTGAACTACGGGGCGCTGTGATATGGCGATCAATTTCCTTCGAGATTTGCTCAATCCGCAGCAGGCACCTTCGACGCCAATGATCGGACAATCACAAGCGCCGCAACCGCCCATGATGCCGCAAATGGGGGGAAATCTCCAGCGCATGACGGGCGGCGCGACCGATCCCCGGCTGGCGAACATCATGCAAGCGATTGGAGGAACACCTGACACAGCAGCCGTTCAGATGCCTGCTCAAATGTCGCAACCCAATGGTGCGCCAGCGCCGAAAAAGCGTCGTTCATTCCTCGACACGGTCGGCGGGATCGCGGACGTTATTGCGCGCGTCGGCGGTGCCGAAGCCCTCTATCAGCCGACGCTCGATGCCCGCGAAGATCGCGCGCGTGAAGTCGATCTTGAAGGGCTGCGCAAGCAATTGGTCGAACAGCAGATCACGCAGGGCGGGCAGACAATTCAGGCGGGCGAAGCGGAACTTGCCGACACCGAACGATCCCGACTAGGGACTGCTCTTGGCGCAATCGCGACCAATCCCGACGCGCTTGCGTTGTGGCCTCAGATCGCAGCAGAAGCCGGGATCGATCCACAGCGCGCCGCGCAGATTGGTGGTATTCTCCAGGCAAATCCCGACGCAGCGGAAACCTTCGCCCGGTCGCTCGGTTGGTCGCCGGAAGCAAGCGGCGGCGGATCGCAGGCGAAGGAATTGCAGGTTTACGCACTGCTCAATTCGGAAAACCCCGAACTTGCGCAGTCGTATTTGCAGAGCATCGCCAACCCTGATTCCATGACGGAATACCAGCGTGGGCAGCTTGGTATTGCACTGGAAACGCTCGGACTGCGCCAGCAGGAAACCGAATTCGATCAAGGTATCGCGCTCGAAGAACTTGACATTAAGCAGGACAAGGCTGCGACGGGCGGTGCAGATTTGACACCGAAAGATCGGAGTTCGATCACTCAAAAACTGAAAATGCTCCCGAATGTGCGCAGCCAATATAATCGCGTCCGCCAGCTATATGATGAAATGGTCGAAGAGGGTACTCTCGCGCGCGGCGCTGTCGGTGGCCTTTTGCCTGGACAGATCGCGGGCGGAAAAGCCGAAGTGTTCGACCGTGCCGTAGGTTCGCTGCGCAAGTCGATTTTGTCGATGACGCGCGTTCCCGGTGTTGGCTCCATGTCTGATTATGAAACCCGGCTTGACGAGGCTGCGCTTCCGAGCCGTTGGGGATCGGATGAAGGTCGGGCCGAAGCCATCAACAACATCGGTTCGCTGATCGACAACTACGAAAGGGGCTACCGGGATATGCTCGGCACACCGCCTGCCGCTCCTGCACGTCCTGCACCCCGTCGCAGCGGCGCAGCCCCGGCGCGTCCTGCCGCTGGACGCCGTAGCGTGTCGCCGGCCGCAGCCGAAGCGCGCCGTAGGGGACTGATCCAGTAATGGCAAAGCCGCCCGCCAAAAGCCCGAAGGCCACTCCGGCGCAAGCGCGCGCTGCTTACGAAAAGCAGCGACAACGTCTTGTCACGCGCTACGCCGACGATCCCGAAAAGCGCAAGGCTGCGCTCGCGGCGTATGAAAGCGATCCACGCATCCAGAATATCCGACGCATCGCGGGAATGCCGACCGTCACTACACGCCGCCAAGCGGTGAAGGAAACTGCGCGCCGAGTAATCGCCGAAGATCGTGCAGCCCCTTCGATCGTGCCAATGGCTTTGCGTGATGCAGGCGGGGCTTTGCTCGGCTCGGCGAATGATGCACTTTTCGGGCTTCCGGCGCGCGGCGCTGCGGCAATCCTTGGTATCGACAATGAGTTGATGCAGGAGTTTGCAGATCAGCAGGGGCAGCGCAATTCTCCCATAAATCTTGGGGGTACGCTTGGCGCAGGCTTTGTGACAGGTTCCGGCGTGGCAAGGGGTTTGGCGGCGGGCGGCGCGAAACTCGCAGCGACCGGCGCACCTTTGGCACAAGAAGCCGGAAACGTTCTCCAGAGCGTTTTCCAGCTTCGTCGCGGACAGAACGCCGCCAATGCCGCAAAACTTGCCGGCACAGGCGCAGCATTCGGGGGTGCGACCGAAGCAGGCAAAGGTCGGAGCGTTGTCGAAGGTGCGGCTATTGGGGCTGGAACCGGACTTGCGTTGGGTGCAGGCTATAAAGGCGGGAAATTCCTCTACGGCAAAGCTTCGGACGTGCTGCGACTGACCGGCGCGGACGATATTCTGCGCAGCTATACCAACACCACGCGCGAAGCATTGCAAAGCCGGATCGCCGCTTTTCGTAAGCAGACCGGCGCGGAACCGACGATGTACGAATTGCTGGATCTGAGTGACCGGCAAAGCCTGCAAAAGGTGTTCGGTCGGCTGGATCGTGGGCAACAGGAGCGCGGCGCGGAACTCGCGAGGGCTCGTGTCGAAGCCATTCCTGGTGAAGTTGCGCAGTTAGCACGGAATGCCACGCGGGGACAGCGCAAGCGCAATATCTCCAACTTGGCTTCCGAACAAGCAGCGTCCCGCGGCGCACCGGCTGCGACCACTGCCGAAGCACGCCTTGCCGTTGGTGCAGCGGACAATCCGACACGGCTTGCACAGCTTCGTCGGCAGGAAGCCCGCAACATCATGGGACCGTTCGACGAACGCAAGGCAGTCGATAAATTCGGCGAACTGGTCCCGTCCGAGCCTCGCGCATTGAATCCCAAAAGGCCTGGTGAAATCACTGACGTACCAACCGACCCCGAAATGGCAGCGGTGATCAAAGCTGCGGCCGGATCGGCTCGTATTCGCACGGAAGGCGGCGAAGGTTTGACCGTGCGCGAAGTCACCGGCATGATCCAAGAACTCAAGAGCGGGCTGACGCGTGGTAGCGTGATCGAGCGCGGCGTTGCGCAGCGAGCGATTGACCATCTGGAAGGTGTGATCGCGACACGTCATCCAGACGTTGCCCCGGCTCTCGCCCGCATGAATGAAGCATGGGCTGCACGCTCGCGCCAGATCGAGGGTATGCTGAGCACCCGCAATCAGGCTGATGTGAATCCGAACACGGCACGCAATCTGCAACGCTCCGAAAACATCTATGAGACGCCGGAAGGTGCCGTAGGTCGCGCAGCGGGACAGCGTACCGAATTGCTCGACGATCTCGGCGCAGCCAACTCCCCGGCGCTCGGCACAGTGCGAAATCTGGCTGAAAGCCAAACCGAAGCGCGCAGGATCGCGCAGAATATCGGGGTGCCTGCCACCCGCCAGATCACCGAAGCTGCACGAGCACAGAGCGAAAGCGCACGACGCTTGGCAACGGCAGTGCGCGATCCGAAGTTCGACGTGACGGAAATCGAGAGCGGCGACTTGGCCCTGCTTGCGGCTGGCCTCAATCCCTCGTCGATGGCCTACACCAAGGCCAAGGCTTTCACAGTCATGCTCGAAAGGTTCGGCAGCAGCATTCCTCAAACTCGATCGCGCGCAATTGTGGACATGCTGTTCTCTCGCGATCCGGCGATGACGCAACGTGCCATCAATGCCTTGCGCTCGCAACAGGAAGGTGGACGGGAAGCCCTGCGAGCGATCATCAACGCCGCGAGCACGGCAGTAGCTACCGGCACCGACCAGTCGAGCGACGAAGTCGCAACGCTGTCACCGGAAACGGCACCTGTCGAAGAAGCACAGGCAGAGGTCGATTATACGACCATGTCAGATGAAGAATTGCTCGCTGCACTCGAAGCCGAAGAAGCACAGGGCGAGACTGATTATTCGACTATGTCGGATGAAGAATTGCTCGCCGCGATAGAAGCCGAAGAAGCACAAGGTCCATATGGTCGGCGCGTGATCGAAAGCCTGTTTCCCGATGCAGTAATCACGGACGACAACCGCGATCCGGACAGCGATCTTGGTCGTAAAAACCCCGGCAGCTATCATGTCGGTACAGATGGCGCAGTGGACGTTCGACCGATTCCCGGCATGACGTTCAACGAATTCGTCGAAACCCTGAAAGCCGAAGGCTACAACGTGGTGGAAGCCATCGACGAAACCGGCAAAGGTCGGTCAAAGCACGCTACCGGGCCGCATTGGCACGTAGTCATAGGAGAATAACCATGTCTGATGATGTTCCTGATCCGCCCCCGGTGCCGACCCCAACTCCGACTCCCACTCCAACTCCCACTCCAACACCTACCCCTGATAAGGACGGATAATGTTGACTACGTGGACACTTTCCCTGCTCGCGCTCGGCGTGCTTATGCGCGGGCCTGCTATGTGGCGCTCATGGGTCGCTTTGCTCGCCGCTTCGATAGCAGGGAAAGTGTTCGCTGATCCTGCGGCATGGGTTTTGATCGACCTTACCGCGGCCGCAATCGTGATATTTCCGCCACGTAAAGGTTTTCAGAAGGCCATCGCAGCCGGTTTTGCTGGTATGATGCTGTTCGAACTCGGGTGGCTTCTCTCGGAACGAATGAATTCCTTCTTCGTCGTCAATGCCGGTTCATTTTGTGGCTGGCTGCAACTCGCAGCACTGTTAATGTGGGGCATTGATGAACGATATGGAATCGCTCGTATTCTGGATTGGGTTATTGGGCCTGACTTGGCTCGTTCGCGAGTTGACGCGCAATGACAATCCTGCAAGGCCTGGGTCAAAAGATACTCGAATGGGTAGTGATCGGCGCGCTCGTTGGTGTGATCGGTTATCTTATCGGGAACAGCGACGCGATGACGATGAAGGCCGAAATTGAGCGTCTGCGCGAGAATGACACGCGGCAGGACCGTGAGATTATCGAACTTGAGAAGCTAGGTGCGCGCGTTGAGCGACTAGATGCGCAGGTTGAAATTGAGCGCGACATGCGCCGGAAAGGTGACGAACGATGAAGGGCAAAGGATCTTCGCAAGCAAGTCTTGACGTGATGGCAAAGGAAAAAGGTTTCCCAAGCTACGCCGCGATGAAAGCGTGGAATGAGAAATACCGCAAGCCTCAGACCACACAGGCACCGCCGCCGAAGCGCAATTTCTTGCAGAACCTGATCGGCAGCATTCCCAACCCGATGAACTATGCGGCGAGTACGATGCAGAAAGCCGTGCGCGGAAGGAAGAAGAAAAAATGAGCATCCTGACCGACAAGGAAATTTTCGACGCGATCAAGGAACGGCGCGGCTCGGGCCTGACTCAAGCGCACGTCGATGCCATCAACGCGATCATGTATCCCGACAAGCAGGTTACGCCGCCCGCCGCGGTGCCGGCCGGGAGCGATCCGATCCCTGCGGACTATTTCGATATCCTCGCGAAGATCGAGAGCGGCAACCGCCCTTACGTCAAGGCAAGCACATCGAGTGCCAGCGGGCTTTACCAATTCATTCGTTCGACATGGCAAGGTGAAGGCGGCAAGTGGGGCTCGAACATGTCGCTCGCGTTCGGCGGCCTCAAGCCCTCGATCGAGGAACAAAAGCAGCGCGTCCGCAGCTTCACCATGAAAAACGTCAAGGTGCTCCAGAACGGCGGCGTTCCGATCAATAGCGCCACTCTCTATGCCTCGCACTTCCTTGGCGCCGGGACCGCGCTCAAAATGTTCAAGGCAGAACGAAACGCCCCAGCCGCGTCAATTGCTGGAGTCGCAGCCACGAAGGCCAACCCGTCGATCCTCGCAGGGAAAACCGTGCAGCAATTCCGTGATTGGCTGCAACGCAAAACAGGGGTCAAGCCGTGAACATCATGACGCATGACGGTCGCCGAGCATGGGCTTTTATGGCGATCGTCGGCGGCTGCATGGTGCAAACGCTTCACCTGTTTTGGATCACCTGGTTGCTCCAGACGCATGCGCAATATCTGTTCTACATGGCCGTGGGACTGATCTTTCTCTTGTTCGTCGGCTTCACCGCGCTCGGCTGGCAGATGGGGCGGCGGCTGCAACTCGAAGGCACCAGAGACGGCCTCAAGATTAACGACAATCAGCAGATGGACATGCACCGGGAAACGCAGATCATTCAGACGATCGAGGAAGATACCGCCCCGGTCAAAGTGGAGGAATTGGACCTATGATCCCGCCCGCAATCCTTCTGATCCTCAAGAAATGGTGGCCTGCCATCGCCGCTGCGACGCTGTTCGGGGTGCTGCTCACCTTGGCGTATTGCAAAGGTGAAAGTGCCGGCAAAAGCGGTGAGATCGTCAAGCAGCAGGATCGCGAAATCGAAACTCAGCGCGACCTCAACGATGCCAGTGAAAACGCCGCAGCCGACCGGGTCGAAGATGCGACTCGCGCCGCACAACAGGAAAAGGAATTGACCGATGCGCTCGAAGCTACTGATGATCCCGATCGTCGCCGCACTATCCGTGGTTGTGTCATCCTGCGGCAGCAGGGTCGAGACCTTGCGGACATTCCCGCCTGTCGCGGATTTGCAGCCGACGATTGAACCGGCCTACCCCGACGAAGCACTGCAACCGGGACCGGCTGGTGAAGTTGCCGAAGATACCTGGTGGAACAGCGTACTCCTGTGGGGACGTGGCGAGCACGACAAGGTCGAACGTATCTGCAAATGGGCGGTCGATCTCGGGCTGGAAGTACCCGAAGGCTACTGCTCGTCCTGATTGCGTGTCGCCCACCAAGCACCAAAGACGGTGCCAACATTCACACCGCACACGAAGCCGACGAATATCCAGATCAACACAGGAATTTCCTTCCGTAATGGGCGAGCAATGCAGCTTCGGCCCTGCCATCATCCTTGACCCGTTCAAGGTGCGATGCTGTTTTCGGATAAAGTGACCGGCACTTTTCCCGGCTGGCACCCTTCCCGCTGTTGAGCAACCCTAGCTTGGCCTTCCAGACGCTAGGGGTGACAAAGTGGACCGGGCAAGACGTGGTCGCCTGCACCAGCCCATGCACGAAGCCAAGTGTTCGGCCGAACGTGAACATTGACGTGACGCCCTGCCCCGGCCGCGCTGCGATATCCTCGATCACGATCATGTCAGGAACCGATAGGTCCAGAGCCATGCACCACTCGCGAGCCCACAGGCTCCAAGCGGGCTTGTCTTTGCCTTTCAGCTTGATCCGCGGCACGTCGAAGAACTCGGCGCTTCCGTCCGGATGCAGGATTGCGAGTGCGCCTGTCTTGCCGGGATCAATACCGGCGATAATCATGTTACCAACTCCCTTTCCAGCAAATAAGGATGCAGCCACCTAGGCGGGTCGAACCAAGGAATATCCAGAATTTCACGTTTCGGCGCTTCATACTGTTCGAAACCTCTTGTGACCAAAAGCCAGTGCTGACGGGTCAATGGGTTTTGCGCGCAGCGATGATCTTTGCGGATAGTCTGCAATTCGCGGTTCTCCGCGGACGTCACCACTTTGACATGCTCGACACACAAAGTCGATGGTCCACAGGGGCAGCAATGATCGACTTGCAAATCTTCGATTTCGAAGCCGTGGATATGTAACACCGCCCATCTGTGAGCAAACCAACGCCTTCCTTCGAACCAGAATGCGCCATAGGGCTGATTATGGCCATGACCGCTGGTAGTGCCACCAACCCACATGACGCAGCCGGTCACAGGATCAAAGGCGCATTTCTCGGCGAAGCGATCCAGTGCAGGGCGATCAATCCAGCGCGGCATTATTTCCGATACCTAACCATTTTGTCCACTTCGGCCTTAACCCGAAAGCGCCGCTCGATTGCCCACGGTGAGATATCCTCCATCACCTGCTTGACGACTTGGCAGATATCAGGCCGGTCGAATTCCTCGAAAACCAATTCATCGTGAACCTTGAACACGGTATTGAGCCCCGCAGCTTCGGCGCGCTTCATCGCTTCCACCATGAGATCGCGCGCACTGCCCTGGATGCAGTCGGCGGTCAGCATACCGTGCCATGCCAGATGCCTGCGGAACTTCTTGCCCTGATAGGACATGAAGGTCCACGAAGGCCGCTCATCGCCACTAGGCGTGTAGCTGATGGCCTTGCGCGGTCGGTGATACCAAAGCTTCCGGCCGCTCGGCAAGCGCATGGTGAGAAAGTCGTTTTCCTTGCGAAATTCGATGCCTTCATAGCTGTAGGTTTTCGCGTGATCGCAATAGACCGCCGACACGCTCGCGTCCCATAGGCCATACCAGAATTTCGGCACCTTTGGTGCGAATTCCCTGCGATAAGTGTTGATGGCGAGCATCGCGAGATCGATGCTGTCTTTCGGCGCGAACCGGGCACGGAAGCCGACCGGCCCAAGGCCATAGCCCGAGTTGTGGACGATCAGAGGCCCGTCAGAGGTCATAACCGTGAAGCGGTTCCGAGGCCCTGCATTCACAAGATCGTAAACAGGCTCGCAACATTTCGATTTCTTGGAGCGCTTCATCCAATCGGCTTTGCAAGACAGAAATTTGCCGCTTGTTCGAAGCATTTTCGGATTTTGTCGCAAATCGTAAATTTCCCGGCTCATAGCCTTTATCGTTGTCGATACGGTCGATTTCCAGAGCCGGATCATCCCAACCTTCAAGAGTGAGTAAATACGCGAGAAACTTGCGCTTAGGTTCCGTCGATCCAACACCCCATCGCGCACCTGTGGAATCCCATTCCGGCCATACTCGAATACCTCGACCTGCATAATGCTTGGCGAGTTTGCTTGTGCTGCCAAGGCGACACCGAGATTGGATAGAGGAAATACGATTGAGCAGACGTGTCCGGACTGCGTCATTCGGACAAATTTCCGCGTATCGCCAATACTTCTTTTGCTGCGTGTTGATTGATTTTTTCTTGGCGCACTCATTGCATCCTTGAGAACGACCGCTGCGAAAATTATACTCTTCCACAAATTTTGGGCCTGTCCCACAATAGCATTGGCAGACAGGCCCATAAAAATATCCAAATTCGGTGTAGGCATACCCAAGCACGGTCCATGACCCTTGGCGTAGGCCAATGCTTGGGAAATCTTCGCTTCGGTCGCCTCGTCGGCGCGGAACCACGACACCCCATCGAACACCGCGTGATCGGTCGTGAGGCGAAGGCCGGAGATATTCAAAGTCTCCTTGAAGCCCTTGAATGCGAGTCCGTTGTGGGTAACCCACTCTATTCCGTCCCATAGCAAATCCTCAAGTCGCACATCAACAATGGCTTTCCAACCATTCGAAGTCAATACTTGAGTTGGGGCAGCTAGGCAACCTAAAACGGTGTTCTTCCCGATCTGTCCTTCCTTCGCCTGCGCTGGATCTTTTCGATTGATCGGGCGGCGAAAGATCATCGAAGCCGTCTCGGAATAAACATCAAGGCCGGCGTGCATCTGTTCGACGCGGTCATGCTGCCCTGCCATCGAAAGCAGGTTGCGCGCTTCGACCGCGGCGAAGTCCCCGGCCACCAGCACCTTGCCCTTCTCTGGCACAATGCAGGAGCGCAGCGACGAGATTACGGCCGTGAAGATATCCGGACCCCAAATCTCGCGGATCAGTCCCACGTCGCGCGTTAGAATCGCGTCGGCGAGAATGTCAGCGGTAAGTCCTTGTCGATCTCCAATTTCCCCTCGTGGGTAGTTCTGGATTTGGATGAGTCGTCCAGCGTCTCGCCCGGTACGGGCACCATGATATTGGGTTGCATACCGAACACGACCGTCACCGCCTGCACAGTCGAGCATTCGTTGAAGTTTCGCCACGGAACTTGAAGCGAGGCTTCGGCGCAAAGTGAGAACTTCGTGAACGTGGTAAGGAAGCGGTTCTCCGAAATCTTCAATTCCGAATTCGTCATCGGGATCAAGAATTGCATCGAGCGTGGCCTTTTTCATGTCTCCAAGGGCAATGCCTTGATCGTTTACCCAATTCAGCACCTTCTCGCGCTGTGTCGGCTTCAATCCTGTCAACTCGTGAAACCGCTCGACCATCGGGACGCGCACCTGATTGAGTACGTCGATGCAGGCGTTCACGAATTCCGTATCGACCCTGATCCCGCGTTGATTAATGCGCTGATCCAGCACCCAGGTATGCCGCTCGGAAGGGCCGAGCCCTTGTGTCGAGACATAAACCCCATATTGTGCCTCAGCGTCGTCGCCGCAATAATCACCAAGCCGATTGAGGTTGTATTCATTGTGGTGCGACCAGCCACCGTCCCGATCAGGCTTGCACATGATCAGCATGTGCCTGTGACCGTCCATATCCTTCTTCACCGGCAGTTCGAGCGCCGTCACGAGCGCGTCCAGGCCAAGTGGCAGGGCTTTCATACCTGCAACCGCCATCGTATCGTGCCAGCGTTCGGGCGGCAATTCAGGATAGCCCATCGGAACCATGTGAAACTTCCACATGGCTTGCTCGAATCCGGCGTTGTGAGCGATGAAAATCACTTCGAGATCATTGGCGAGCGCCATCAATTCCGCATCGCGCGCGTGCATCTGCTTTTCGGTCAAAACACGAGTGCGCTGCGGCTTCTTGTCGATCACCACCTTGAGAGACAGGCACAGCGGAAAAGTCGTCGCGTCGGCGGCATACT